CGCGAGCTGCTAGGTCGTGTGTTGCTGCCCGCTCGCGCATCGGTTTCAAGGATAAATGATCAGCGAGGCTCTGCAACCCTGTCTCCAGGTAGAGTCCTCTCACTGATCCCAGGTCTTAATCAAGGTTATCCGGAATAGATTAAGACCAGGGATCAGGCGGGGCGTTTAAACCTTTTTCAGTTCAACCCTTCCCCGCTTAATTATTTATGAATTACGATCCATAAATTCTTTTACTTTTTTTTCTGCCTCTGCTTCTATTTCGGCTTCTGGTTTAGTGAACCAGGGTTCACCTAAAACTTTGTTAATGCCTCCATAGTATTTTTTTTGAAGCTCTTCCAGGTAGTCTTCATAAAGACCAACTTCAAGCGCTTCAATTTTGTGATCGCTCATATCTCTTCTCTAATTCTAAAACTTTAGTTGCAAGTAATTTCATATTTTGGTCCATACTTGCTACAAGTTTAATAAGATGTTCAGTTGTTTTATCTTGCACTGAATTAAGGTCCATTGCAATTTTAACAGCTGTTAAACTATCTTTTGTAGTTATTGAGTCAATCAGCTCTTTTGTTTTATCTTTTGACATATTATCCTTTTGTTTGTTGTTATCCTTTCTTAAATTATTAATAACATAAATCCCCATACTTTGTCAAATAAATAATTAATTTTTTTTCAACTTATAGTTGTGCTCGTGACCTCGGGGCCCACCCTCCCCTAAAATAAAAAAATAAAAAAGATTTGACAGCTTTTATTTATTATGTTATAAAATCCCATAACAAAAGAAAGGATAACAAATGAAAGCAATGACTAAATATCAGTTGGAGCATTTTAAAACTAAAGTAAAAGATAAATTCGCTCCAATGATTGAAGAGGTTGATTTGTCTCTTCGTAAGATAGTTGCGGATATGACTGAAAGCGCAGAAAAAAAACTTTCAGATAAGATAGGCGCGACTGAAATAATAAAGCTGTTAGAAGATGCAGAGGCGGAGCATATTAAAGCAATGAAAAAAGCTAGAACTTTTTTCACTAAAAACCTGACCGCGGAGCAAAAAGAAAACCTAGATTATAAATTCAGGAAGGATGAAAAAATAGGTTTTGACAGCTATCACAATAACAGGATAACTCCCGAGGATTGCAAAGAGCAGATAAGAAGCTGGGCGCAAAAACTGGCGGAGCGAGAAGCAGAAAAAACACCAATCGGCAAAAAGAAAGTTAAACTATTACAATTAAAAGAAGATGCAATTTCTGATGTAATGGAAAGCGGGATGCCAGCAGAACTAATTGAGAAATTAGGGCAGCGGTTGAAAGTAATAGGAATAGCTTGGAATAATAATGTTAAACAAATTGGAAGCAATTTGAATTAACACTTGACAGATGTTATGGGATTTGGTATAAAATCCCATAACAAAAGAAAGGATAAATGATGAGTAAATATATAAAACAATTAATAAAAGATTATAGAACTTTATGTACTAAATCTTTTTTAGATAAGCACGGCGTGGGTGCGGTCTTCGTTGCTAAAAAACACAGCGAGAGATTAAAGCACGAGCAATCAATAGATAATCAAGTGAGGTTAAACTAATGGAAACAGATATAATATGGCTTTTATTATTTATAGGTTATGGAATAGGATTTATAATAATTGCTATTTTTGGAATACTTGGAACTAATGAAGCGATTGATTTTCAAAACGACAGATTAAAAAGATATGAAAGGCAGCATCAAAAATGGTTAAATAATAAATAAACCTACAACATAAAGGGTATGGGATTAATCCCATACCCTATGCAATAACTACATAGCTCGTGAACTTTGGGCCCACCCACCCCGAGGGGTCCCAGGGCGTTTTGGTTTTATGCTTGTTTATCGAGGGCCCACCCTCCCCTAGCAGATAGGGATCCTAATACATACACATATACTGTTTGTTTTAGACTTAAATAAGTGATAAATTTGAAACGAGAGGAAAACAGAATCCAAAAAAATTCTGCAAAAATTTTTTATGAA